TTGGTTTGGAGATTTACCACTCGGTCAACGATGGATGCTGGACAGTGTTCGTTGGGTATCCAAAAGACGGCCGCATTGTTTACTTGATGGAAGTATGGGGAGACGACCAATTTGCCGCAACCCGCCGAGCCATCGTCCGAGCAGCCGCAGCAATAGGAGCCGCGAAATGAGTAAGCCATACCCAGCACTGTGCAAAGACTGCAAGCACAGCAAGCCGTCGAAAGATGCCGAGTGGAATCTACTTTGTCAGCATCCGGTAGTGAACGCGGGCGATCCATGGGCACTTGCCAGAGCCAGCATTAGCAGTGCCGGTAGCGGGTGCCGAGATGAACGCCAACGCAAATGGCTGGCTCCATGCGGGATGCGTGGGAAGTTGTGGGAGCCGAGCGAGAGCGTTGGAGCCACGAAATGAGCGACACACCCGGAGACAGTGGTGGGGCGGCTTAACGCCCGAGTTCAGCGCGCGTGACGCGCCAGCGGCACGTCCGCTGGAACGAAGTGTTAGGCCCCACGGTGCCGAAGCGCGCAATGCAACCGTACTAGGACTAAACAACGTGGATAAGCAGAAACTGGAAGAAGCGAGGCAACTTGCGATGAGCATGACCTCGCACCCGGTGGCCTTCGGGACCATTGAGCACACTGAGAAGGCCGGCGAGCTGCTGGCCGAGCTGGTGCATGCCCTGGACCAGAAGCATGCCGAGTACGAAGACCTCAAGGAGTGCGCCGCGAACAACGCGCGCAACCTGGCGCGCGAGGCGCACACATGGAGCAAGGCGGCGGAGACTTACGCGGCCGAGCTTGAGCGCCACAAGCCACTGCTGCAGGCTGTGGAATGGTTGCTGGACGATGGCCACATGAACACCGAGCACCTTGCGCGCCTGCGGGCTACTTGGGAGGCTGCATTGGGGCCTAACGCTGCCGGTAAGGCGCACCCGGAGGGCGCCAGCCCGTAGGGTGTCGCCCTTGACCGGCCTGTTAGGCCCTGGCTCCGAAGCGCGCAATGCAACCGTATTAGGACTAAACGACGTGGATAAGCAAACCGACCTGATTTCGAGGCTGCAAGAAGAGGCCGACTTGTGCCGCAACGAGGGCGCGAGCGACATCGCGGCGCTGCTTGATGAAGCCACGGAAGCGCTGCGCGTAGAGCGCGTGGTGCTGGCCGAGCTGGCGCTGAAGACCAGCGAACTGATCGAGCACCTGCAGAAGACCGGGCGCCTGAAGCCGTGCTTCTACATGCCGGCGCTGGTGGATGCGCGCAACGCGCTGGCGAACTGACAAGGAAGACTTGACACATGGCTGAAGGAAACATCACGGTCGAGGTGACCACCCAGGCAGCGCAGGCCGAGATTGAGCGGCTGCGCCGAGACGCTGCACTCCTGGCGCAAGAGGCGCACACATGGTGGAAAGCATGCGCTGATGCAACGGAAAAACTGGAGCGCGCCGTGAAGCCGCGCACACCGCTGACACGTCAGCAGATTGACGACGTGATGACCCAGCACTACCCGCTGAGCAGCCTGCTGCGCGAGGAAGTGGACGCCTTCGAGGCATGCGTGCGCGACATTGAGCGGCTGCATGGGATTGGGGCCTAACGTGGAGTTCAGCGGCGTGCCCGCTGGACATTCGAGTAACCACCCTGCTGGCGGCACGTCCGCTGGAACGCAGGGTTAGGCGTCTTGGTGGATGAACATGGAGAGCGACGAATGCTGAACATGCTGAAAGACCCGGCGAAGCGCGCAGAGTGGGTGTACGGACAGCCGATGGCGCCGTGCCCGGCCTGCGGCAGCTACAACATGAAGCCGCAGATTCCGATTGCGCTGGAGACGACCGGCGCTGAGACGATGCCGCAGCTTGTGGGCAAGTGGGCGCGAGCCACCAAGGCCGGCGCTACGCCGCTGCAAGGCCCGGCTTACTACGCCTGCTGGGACTGCTTCCACAAGGGGCCAGCCGTGGACTGCACCGGGCGCACCAGCGAGGACTGCCGCGCCGACCACGCACTGAATGCTGAGATGAAGCGGCTGTGGAATGCGCAGACGCCTAACGGCCGAGCTAACCGGCCTATGGAGGCGAAGCCGGAATAGGTCCGGTTGAGCGAACTGTTAGAAGGCTTTTGGAGAAGCGCACAAATGGTGCCGTACCACGGATTACCCGCAACACCAGAAACTGCCGCAGTGCGACTGCTGACGGCCGGGCATGGCTTTGTGAGCTACAGGACGCCGCACCAGTTGGCGATTGCCATTGCGTGCTGCCAGTCGTTCGCGGTGGACAACGGGGCATTCTCGGCATGGCGCAAGGGCGAGCCGGTGGCGAATTGGGCCGGCTTTTACGAGTGGGCGGCCATGTGCAAGCGCGTGCCGTCTTGCGACTTTGCGGTGATCCCTGACGTGATCGACGGCAGCGAAGCCGACAACGACGCGCTGCTGGCTGAGTGGCCGCTGCCCAAGTGGTTTGGGGCGCCTGTGTGGCACATGCACGAAAGCCTGGGCCGGCTGGAGCGCCTGGCTGCCGCCTACCCGCGCATTTGCATCGGCAGCTCGGGCGAGTTTGCGACCGTTGGCAGCGTGGCCTGGTGGGGCCAGATGGCGCGAGCAATGCGTGTGCTGTGCAACGACGACGGCGAGCCGCTGTGCCGAGTCCACGGGCTGCGCATGCTGAACCCTGAAATTTTCTCCCGCCTGCCGCTGAGCAGCGCCGACAGCACGAACGTGGCGCAGAACATCGGCATTGATTCCGCATGGCGCGGAACGTACAGCCCGCCGACCAAGGAAGCCCGCGCCGCAGTGATGCGCGAGCGGATCGAATCTCACAACGCGCCGGCCCGATGGGGATTCATCGTCCCCGAGATTCAACTGGCCGATCAAGGAAGCCTGCTGTGAACGCCTACACGACCGAGTTCTTCACGAACTGCCCGAACAACGGCCTGCGGATCAAGTACCGGCTGCGCATCGAGACGCGCGACATCATCCCGGTAGAGCAGATCACGGCCAAGGTGGAAGGGATCAGCGAAGGCTTCCATGAGGAAGTGGCCGACGAGTTGCTTGCCGCCTTTGGTGGTGTGCAGACGCTGGTGGCCGATCACCACGGCGTGACGATTGAAACAACGCGGGCGTGAGGAGCCTTCTAACGTAGAAGTAACCGGACGAGCCGGCTTGCCGGCGAAGGTCCGGTTGACTGGAAGTTAGGCTGGACCCGAAGCGATGGACATATTTACCGACAACCAACACCAACCGGAGCGCGACATGACCACCCAGCAAGTGAACCTCTACAGCCCCTGGATCAGCAACCGCAAGAACTGGACGGAAGCCGTCCGCGTGGAACGTGTGATGCAGGCCACTGGCTGCACCGCTGACGATGCACGCGAGTACCTCATGGCCGAGGAAGGCGACGAACACGACGCGATCCTGAGCTATCGCACCGACCGCCAAGCCTACGGAGCGGTGCGGTGAGCGCGGCCCTGCGGCAAGACCTGGACGAGGCCCTCAAGGGCCTTGCCGAATGGCGGGCTTTGGCCCTGTCATTGCAGGCACAGGTGAAGCACCAATCCGGCCAGCGTGAAAGCGAACTGGTGACGCTGCTGAAAGACATCCTGCACTGCAGCGACGTGTTCGCCACGTTCCGGCCCGACCTGCACGCGCGGGCTGCTGGACTTCGGGCGTCGGCTGAAGGCGCAGGAACCGAAGAACGACTTCCCCGAAGACTACGAGGTGAACTGATGAGCCGCGAAGCATTTGGCGACCCGCCCGAGAGTCAGGAACCGCCGCAGGTATGCCCGGTGTGCGGCTGTGAGTGGCACGCCGAGGACTGCGAGTTCGGCAAGGAGGTTGCCCGCAGGCTGAAGGCTGAGCGCGACGCGCACCGGATGCAGTTTGCGCTGCACCGACTGTGGCCCGCGCTGGAGCGCGCCATGTCTGGGCTGGTGTTCACGACTGATCGAGCGGGAGAAGTTCAGGCGGACATGAACACGCTGCGGGAATACAGCGAGACGCAGAAACAGGCGCCGGGCTGCAAGACGCCTGACGGATGCCGCGAAAACGGCTGCCTTGGCTGGTGCGATGAGCACAAACCGGAAGGGCCGAAGACTTGACCCTGCAAGACCGCATTGACGAACTCGTGGCGCAGCACGGAAGCCTGCGAGCGGTGGCCCGCGTGACAGAGATTGACGTGGGCTACCTGTCGCGGCTTCGGGCCTACGCGAACGTGAACCCGGGCCGCGACAAGCTGCGCCGGCTGGGCCTGCGCCGCGTGGTGGCCTATGAACTGCTCAAGCCGGCTAACGTGATTTAGGCCGAACGCATTCCGCCTAATACGTACTGACCCCATGGCGACGCGACGAACTAGCCAGCCTGACGCGCCGCGCGACTTCGTCCGCATCGCGAAGGACTACGCGAAGCGGGCGGCGGACGCGAAGAACGGGCGCGAGTTCGGCATCTGGATACGGCTCGCGGCGCAGCGTTTCCTAGCCGACCTGAAGCGTGCGGCCGCGCGCGACGCGCCGTTCTACTTCGACGAGTGGCACGCGTGCGACCCGTGCCTATTCGCCGAGGAGCTGCCGCACGTCGAGGGGGTCTGGGATACGCCGAACATCGTTCTCCACCCGGCGCACGTCTTCTTCCTCGTCCAGCTCTTCGGGTTCCGCAAGCAGGACGGGACCCGGCGATTCACGACGGCGCTGTTCGCTATCGCGCGCAAGAACGCCAAGAGCACCCTGGCCGCGATCGTCGGCCTCTACTGCGAGGCGTGCGAGGGAGAGGTCGGGCCGCAGGTGATCAGCGGGGCGACGACCGGAGACCAGGCCCGGATCGTATTCGGAGTCGCGAAGCGGATGGTCGAGAAGACGGCCGACTTGCGCGAGGCGTTCCTGCTCGAGCCATTCGCGAACGCGATCGCGTGCTATCAGAACGGCGGCAGCTTCAAGCCGATCAACGCGAAGGCGTCTACGCAGGACGGCCTGAACCCGAGCTGCACGATCCTCGACGAGATCCACGCGCACAAGACGCACGACTTGCTGAACGTCCTGACCTCGGCGGCCGGCGCGCGGCGAAATCCGCTGTTCCTCTACCTGACGACCGAGGGCTACACGAACGCCGGGCCGTGGGAGGAGGAGCGCGAGTTTGCCAAGAAGGTCCTGCGCGGGCTGATCGAGGCGGATCACTACCTGGCCATCTACTACGCCGTCGACGAGCGCGACGAGGATCTCGGGACGACCGCAGACGACGACTTCGACGAGCGGGCCTGGCGCAAGGCAAATCCGCTAATGGACGTTAACCCGCTGCTCCTCGACGAGATCCGCAAGGGCGCGATCGAGGCGAAGGAGAAGCCGGGGAAACACGCCGAGTTCAAGATCAAGCGGCTGAACCGGCCGTCGTCCGTATCGCAGGGTTGGGTGAACCTGACGAAGTGGCGCGAGTGCGCCGCGCGGCCGGTCGATCTGGAGTGGCTCCGGCAGTTCCCGTGCTTCGGCGGGCTCGACCTATCGAGCACGACCGACCTCTGCTCGTTCCGCCTCGTCTGGCCGGTCGAGGACTGGCTCTACACCTACGGCTGGCGCTGGGTGCCGGCCGAGGCCGTCCGTCGGCGCACCGCCCGCGGGCTGATCCCCTATGCCGGCTGGGTGCTCCGCGGGAACCTGATCGAGTCCGGCGTCGAGGCGATCGACTATGGGCCCGTCGAGAAGCAGATCATCGAGGTGCACGAGAAATTCCGGCTCGAGTCGGTCGGCTTCGACGCCTGGAATGCATCGCAGAGCGTGCAGCGGCTGCTCGCGGCCGGCGTGAAGATGGAGCAATTCATTCAGGGTCCGAAAAGCTATCATCCGGCGATGCAGGCGCTCGAGGTCGCCTACTTGAGCGGGAAGCTAGCGCATGGCAACGATCCGGTGTTAAACTGGAACGCGTCCAACATCGTCGCTCGTTTCGACGCGAACCTGAATACGGCGCCGGACAAGAAACGCGCCTCGGAGAAGATCGATGACATGTGCGCACTGCTGATGGCCGTAGGGCGCTCGATAGCGGAGCGGGAACCCGCGCCGCTGGATCAGCTCTTTTTCGTCTGAGGTCGACATGGAACGCGCCTACTCGCTCCTGAACGTCAAGGCGATCTCCGAACGCGCCGACGAGTGGGTCATCTCGGGCGTCGCGTCGACGCCGACCCCCGACCGCATGGGCGACGTCGTGGAGCCGCTCGGCGCGAAGTTCAAGCTGCCGATGCCCCTGCTCTGGCAGCATCACAGCGAGTTGCCGGTCGGCCGCGTCGAGTTCGCGAAACCGACCAAGGACGGGATCCCCTACGTGGCGCACCTGCCGAAGGTCGCCGAGGCCGGCGCGCTCCGCGACCGGATCGAGGAGGCGGTGCAGTCGATCAAGTATCGGCTCGTGGGCGCCGTCTCGATCGGGTTCCGCGGCCTCGCGGGCGCTATCGAAAACCTGAAGGACGGCGGCCTGCGGTTCAAGGAGTGGGAGTGGCTGGAACTCTCGCTCGTGACCATCCCGGCGAACGCCGAGGCCACGATCACGTCGATCAAGTCACTGGATTCCGCCTTGCTGGCCGCGGCCGGCCGAACCAAGCAGGGCGCCTCTCCCGGCGATTCGGGAAACCGTAGCGGGGCCTCGCGCCCCGGTTCACAACCTCGATTGAAGGGAAGTCAGATGAAGACCATGCAAGAGCTGCGCGAGGAGCGCAGCACCAAGGCCGCGCGCCTGAGCGAACTCGTGGAGCTGTTCCGCACGGACGGCCACGAGGCGACGGACGACGAGGCAACCGAGTTCGACGCGCTGACCGCCGAGGTCAAGACGCTCGACCAGGACATTCGTATCGCGACGTTCCACGCCATGCAGGGCGCGGCGGCCAAGTCGGTCGACGGGTCGAGCGCGGCGGCCGGCGCCGCTTCGCGCGGCGGCCTCTCGTTCGTCCGCAAGACGGATCCGGAGGACTCGTTCAAGGGCCAGTCCTACACGCGGATGATCATCGCCAAGGCGGCGGCGTTCATCGCGGCGAAGGACGGGAACTACGTCAGCCCGGTGGAGGTCGCCAAGGCGCGCTGGGGCAAGACCCACCCGAAGCTCGTGGAGTACATCCGCGCGGCGGTCGCGGGCGGCGGCACCGGTTCGGGCGAGTGGGGCGCGGAGCTGGTCCAGTCGGACGCGCGGTTCACGGGCGACTTCATCGAATACCTCTATTCCAAGACGGTGTTCGACGCCCTGCCCCTGCGTCCGGTCCCGGCGCGAGTCCACATCAAGGGCCAGGACGGCGCGAGTACCGGCTACTGGGTCGGCGAGTCGAAGGCCATCCCGGTCGGCAAGTCGGACTACAGCGACGTGGAACTCACGCCCCTGAAGGTCGCCGCGATCTCGGTCTGCTCCAAGGAGCTGGTGCGCGACTCGTCTCCCTCCGCGGAGATGCTGATTCGCGACGACATTGCGCAAGCGTCCGCGCAGCGCGTCGACACCACGTTTCTGTCGAGCACCGCGGCCTCGTCTGGCGTCTCGCCGGCCGGCCTGCTGAACGGCGTCACGGCCGGGGTTCCGTCGGGAACGGACGCGGCGGCGGTCCGCGCAGACATGATGACGCTCTACAGCGGATTCCTGTCGGCGAAGAACGCCAGCGGCCTCGTCCAGGTGATGACGCCATCGATGGCCAAGGCGCTCTCGCTGCTGGTCAACTCGCTCGGCCAGACCGAGTTCCCGAACCTGAACGCGATGGGCGGCACGCTCCTCGGCGATCCGGTCTACACGGGGGACAACGTCACGGGCGGCTACTGGATCCTGATGAAGCCCAGCGACATCTGGAAGATCGGCGACGGCGGCCTGGAGGTCAGCATCAGCGATCAGGCGACGATCGAGCAGAACGACGCTCCGCAGGGCGCGGGCGACACGCCGACCGCGGCCTCTGCCACGCTCATGTCGCTCTGGCAGACGGAGCAGATCGGGTTCAAGGTGGTTCGCCGGATCAACTACCAGAAGCGCCGCAGCGGCGCGGTCGCCTGGCTCGACAACTGCGAGTATGGCGGCGTGGTCAGCTGATCGACCGATCTCTTGGTGGGAAGGTGAGTGAGGTCGCCCCGGATCTTCGCCTAGCGCGGGATCCGGGGCGCTTTTTCAAGGAACCGCGATGCAGATGACCACCCTGAAGGCCCACCGCTACGGCAAGCAGCGGACGATCGGCGAGAAGTACGAGGCGAAGTCGGAGCACGTGCGGCTGATCAAGGCGCTCGGTTGGGCGAAGGAAACCCCACCGGAACCGGCGCCACCGGCCGAACCGCCGCGGATGACGCTCGCCGCGCTCGCGGCCGACGAAACGAAACCGCGCCGGACCTATCGGCGACGCGACCTCTCGGCCGAACCGTCCGAGGGCTGACGCCCATGCGTGTATTCGGCCTGGAGATCACGCGCACGAAAGCGGCGCCGCCGACGGCGCTCGCCAACGTCGACGACCGCGGCGCCTGGCGCACGCTAATGAACTTCTGGCCTGGCGTCTCCTGGCAGACCGACGTCCGGGTGGACCAGGATGAGGTCATCGCCAACTGGGCGGTTTTCTCCTGCATCACGCTGATCGCTGGCGATATCGGCAAGGTCAACGTCGGGCTCCGACGTCAGGAGGGGCGGATCTGGGCGCCGGCCTACAGCCCTGCGTTTTCGCCGGTGCTCGCGAAACCGAACCGGCACCAGACGTGGCAGCAGTTCGTCGAGCAGTGGGTCACCTCCAAGCTCCGGGCCGGAAACGCCTACATACTGAAGGAGCGCGACCGGCGCGGCCTCGTCGTCGCGATGTACGTGCTCGACCCTCAGCTCTGCTTTCCGCTCGTCGCGCCGAGCGGGGACGTGTACTACAGGCTCGGACCGGACGACTTGGCCGGCCTGCCCGAGCAAGTCCCGGCCGCTCCGGCGAGCGAGATCATCCACGACCGGATGAACTGCCTCTTCCACCCGCTCGTCGGCCTCTCGCCGATGTTCGCGAGCGGACTCGCCGCGACGCAGGGCTTGAAGATCCAGGCGAACTCGGCGCAGTTCTTCGCGAACATGAGCCGACCGAGCGGGATCCTTACCGCGCCGCACCAGATCAAGGACGAGACGGCGAAGCGGCTCAAGGCGGAGTGGGAATCCAACTTTTCGGGCGACAAGATCGGGAAGGTGGCCGTGCTCGGCGACGGACTCGCATACCAAGCCATGTCGGTCGACGCCGATAAGGCGCAGATGACCGCGCAGCTGAAGGCGAGCGCCGAGATGGTCTGCTCGACCTTCCACGTGCCGGCGTTCAAGATCGGCGCGGGGACGATCCCGGCCGGCCAGAAGGTGGAAGACCTCAACCAGATCTATTACGCCGACTGCCTCCAAGCTCTGATGGACGCCATCCAGACGCTGCTCTCCTTCGGCCTCGGCCTAGATACGCCGAAGGAGGGGACGCAGTACGGGGTCCGCTTCGACCTCGACGACCTGCTGAAGATGGACAGCGCGACGCTGACCGGCGTGCTCAAGGAGCAGGCCGGCGCGGGCCTGATCCTTCTCGACGAGGGGCGCGAGCGGCTCAACCTCGGGCCGATGCCGGGTGGCGACGCGGCCTATCTGCAGCAGCAAAACTACTCCGTGGCCGCGCTCGCGAAGCGCGACGCGAAGGCGGACCCGTTCGGCAGTAGCCAACCGGCTGCGGCCGCGGCGCCCCCGGCGCCTCCGTCCGAAGACGACTTGGCGCAGGCGGCCGAGGCCGGCGCGAAGGGCGTGGCCGACCCGATCGTTGGCAAGCTCGACGCGCTCGCCAAAGCGATCGAGGCGAACCGGCCGCAGGAGCTGATCGAGTCCGCCTTGGAGCCGATCCGCGTCCAGCGGGCGGCGCTCGCGAGCGCGCAAACCGCGGTCGAGACGGCGGCGCGCGAGGAGTCCGAGCGGCTCGCCGCGCAGGCTCGCACGCACGTCGAGGCGCGGGCCCAGCTCGCGGAGTTCCTCCGCTCGATCGAGGCCGAGTTCGAATGAGCTGGCGCGACGCTGCGGCGTTCCGCACGCGGCTGGCGCGCTCCGGTCGGGATGGCGTCGACGGGATCTCGGTCGATCCGAGCGAGGTCCGCGCGCTGGTCGAGGCCGGAATCGAGCGCGTCCGCGCGGAGCAGCGGAACGGGGTCGACGGCCGCGACGCCGATCCGGCGTCGGTAGCCACGATGGTCGTCGCTGCGATCGCGTCGACGATGCGCGCCGCGGACGGAGAACCGCAAGCGCCGCGCCCCTGGCGCCTGATCCCGTACCGGGACGAGAACACCGATTTGATCCAGTACATCGACCTGATCCCGCTCTAGAAACTACGAAGTCATGGCAGTAGGCATCAACGCGGACGCCGACTATATCGAGCGGGCGTCTATCCCAAGCGGTGGCGCGGGCACGCTCACGGAAGGCGCGTTCACGGACTTTTTCGTTGGAGTCTGGGCGTATCGGCCATCGTCGGGTAACACGTACGGAACCACGGCGAGCGGGTTCGTGATCCACGGCCAGGCTGGCGCGCGCGAGATCGGCATCTATTACAACGGCGCCGGGTCCACGCTAGACGATCCGCAGTTGACGGTCATGTGGGACTCTGGCGGCGGTTCCGGCACGACGATCTTCAGCGATCAGCCTCCGCGCGACGCCTGGATCTATTACTGCATCATGTCGGACGGCAGCACGATGACGGCCGCCTGGCGGGAACTCGGGAGCGACACCTGGCACTCGCATACCGCGGCAAATTCTAATGCCGGCTCGCAGTACATCAACACGCTGACTTTTGGCAATATCAACACGACGCAGTGCGTCATGGGCAATTACGCCTACGCGCGCGCTGTCGACGCGACCAAGAGCCTGAGCGAGGCGCTTGCCTACAGCAAGAGTGACGTAACCGAGACGGGCGACTGGGGATTCTGGCCGTTGGCCGACAACTCGGACACCGGAGACGACTCAGGCAACGGCCGCACGCTGACCTTTGGCGGAACGCTTACGAGCGAGAGTTCACCGACGCTCGACTCGGGCGGCAGCGTAACGATCCTGCGCCAGATGATGGCGCATCACGGGGGTTAAGGTCCAGTGAACAACTACAGCATCAAGGCGGGATCAACCGACGTCTCGGTGGTGCTGCGCATCATCGACTCGACGGACGGCACACCGGAAACGGGCGTGGTCTACAACACGTCGGGAATCGACCTGGAATATCGGCGCGAGGGCGCGGCGAGCGTCGATATCACCGAGGCGACGCTATCCGCGCTGACCGACTCGCACTCTGATGGCGGATTCCTGCACATCGGGAATGGCTACTATCGCCTGGACCTCCCAGATGCCGCGGTCGCGGGCGGCGCGGCCGGGGTGCTGATCCACGGCACCGTGACCGGCATGGTCGTGATCGGCGCCTACATCCAACTCGTCGCCTATGACCCGCTCGATGCCGTCCGCCTCGGCCTTACCGCGCTCCCGAACGCGGCGGCGGAAGCCGCGGGCGGCCTCTACCCGCGCGGGCGCGGCGCGGGGCAGATCAACCAGGCCGCCAACGGCATGATCGACGCGAACGTGGTGCGGAACGCAAACACGGCGATCGTCTCGGCCTCGGGACGGCAGGAGGTCAATGTCTCGCACTTCGGCGGCAGCGCGGGGACGTTCAGCGGCGGCCGGCCGGAGGTCAACGCGAGCCATGCGGCCGGCACGGCGTGGAACTCGGGCGCGATCGGCGCCGCTACGCTCGCGACGGACACTATCACGGCGGCGAAGATCGCGGCCGACGCGATCGGCGCGAGCGAACTCGCCGCGGACGCCGTGACCGAGATCCAGTCCGGCCTCGCTACCTCGTC